CATAAGCTCAATCCTATTAAGTACAAGGTGGACTTCCTCATTGAGAAGGGTGACCACTACGGATGGGCGGAGTTAAAGTGTTTAAATATTAACTATGGGCAGTATCCGTTCATGATTTCGTACAAGAAGATCGAGGCGGCCAAGCAGTTATTCGAGACGAGCGGTAAGAAGTTTACTCTGATTTTCAGATGCAAGGATGCATTATGTTTTCATACATGGGATTTTAACAGGGACTATAAGTTTGAGTTGGGAGGCAGGACGCGAGCAACCCGCGACTCGGAGGATATAGAACCAATTTTCCGCATAGATCCAAAGGATTGCACTATAGTGGAGGGTTATGCGTGAGAACTAAAGTTACAGAGAAGTTTACATTTGAAGCGGCCCATAGGATAGAGGGTATGGGTAAAGAAAATGCAAGGATACACGGACACTCGCATAAAGTATATGTGACAATAAGCGGAGAACCTGATGAGCGATATGGATGGGTTATTCCGCATGAAGAGTTCCGAATCAAGGCAGGGGCGATTGTTAAGCAGTTAGACCATACATATTTAAATGAGTTTATTGAGAATCCCACAGCGGAAATGATAGCTCGGCATTTGTGGTTAAAACTAATGGACAAGAAGTTCCCTGACCATATTACCCTCGAATCAGTCAAAGTCTGTAAGGTCGGTATGTGCGTGGAGGTAAATGGATGACAATATCAGATCTTATAACTCAATTAAAAAGTTATCCCGATGGTATGATTGTGAGAGTCCTAGACCAATATGGTAGTCAAACCAAACTAACTGAAATTGATGCAGTCATAGATTCCTATGAAATAGATGAAGAAAATAATTGCGTCATAATAACACTAAAAAATGATTAAATCACGATTAGTTTACTTAGCGGGGCCAATCTATGAGCAAGATGACACCTGCATCCGGTGGAGAAAAGCTACGCACAAACTTTTAATGAAGAAGAATGTAATGTGCATGAAACCTACAGATGCAGATTACCGGGGCAGGGAGACAATTGCAGGAATACCCAAGCAGATTGTAGAGGGTGATAAGAAGAGCATTATGTACTGCGATACTATTCTAGCTAAGTGCGATCATCCTTCATATGGCACTGCGATGGAAATATACTTTGCATGGAGTCTTCGCAAGCAGGTCATCGTTGTTACAAATTCTTACAGCCCTTGGATACGCTACCATGCTGATCACATCTTTCCGACATTAGAAGAAGCAATCGAAAACATAGAGTTCCCTGATTTTGATCCAGGTATTTCAAAATGATTGTAATGCCGTCAAATAACGCAAAAGGCATTGTCCACTATTGGGCGGGTCAAGGTTATCCTGTTGGTTGGTTGTTTACTCCTGAGTCAGCAGTAAGAGAACCTGTGCCTTGGATACCTTATGCGATAGATAACGGAAGGTTTGCAGTTTGGTCATCAGGTAAAAAATGGAACGAACATGATTTCCTAAAGATGCTTGATTACTATAACGAAACCATTCTTAAGCCTCGTTTTGTCAATGTACCTGATGAAGTGGGAGATGCTGATGAGACAAAAAGAATGTGGGATAAGTGGTATCCAATACTCGTACAATCATATGATCTTCCATGGTCTTTCTGCGTACAGGATGGAATGACTCCCGCCGATGTCCCAACCGAAGCTGATATAGTATTTATTGGAGGTACAATGGAGTGGAAATTACGCAACTTAACTATGTGGACAGATGCATTTGAAAGAGTCCATGTAGGGGCAATCAATACTCTCAAAAATCTTCTGAGGTGTAAAGAGTTGGGGGTAGAGTCATGTGATGGGACGGGTTGGTTTCGTGGACCCAAGATGACAGATACCCTGCATCGATATTGTCGCATTCAGGCGGGGGAAGAGAAATTACCTGACCAAATGCAGCTATGCCTAAGATAACCTACGCCGATGAGGTAGATGCCCACTTTGGTATTCCGTGGATACCTGACCTGAAGTATGAGAAGGGCGAGCTTGCCTGTGCATTATCAGGCGAGGAGATAGATGCCCTACCGCAGGAGCGCGCAGAGACCTTGTCCCGTTTGATATTGGACCAACCGGAGTCGGAGAAGGAAGATCCAATCCAATGGGGTTGGACTCTTCCTGGATGGAGGCGGGTGATGGATAATTGGAAGGATACGAAGATTCATGTGGTACTCGGCGGTAACCGGAGCAGCAAAACAACTTTCGCGTCCCGTCTGCTTGTGCATATGGCACAGACTATTCCTGAAGCGGAGATTCGTTCTTTGCATGTATCAGAGGAGCGCAGTATCTCGGATGCCCAAAGGTACATTTGGGAAGCACTTCCCATGAGATATAAGCGGGCAAAGAAGAAGAGTGAGAATCATTCCTTGCAGTATACACAGAAGAATGGATTCAATTCCGCCAAGGCGATCCTGCCGCCAACCACGCCAGGTGCGGAACGGGGGAGTACAATATCTTTTAATAATTACAGGCAGTATCAGGCAGACCCGCAGATATTCGAGGGATGGTCAGCCCATTGTATTCATATGGATGAGGAGGCACCTGAGAGTATCTTCGAGACATTGGTGGGCGGTAGAACCGTGGACTATCATGGACGGGTACTGTTGACCTTCACGACCTTGCAGGGATGGACCCCATTGATTAATAGTCTGTTGAAGGGTGCGGAGACTGTGGAGTCGAGATATAGCGAATTGATGGGTCGAGAGTTACCTGTTGAGCAGATATCCACCAATTGGCCTGATTGTCGGATTTATTACTTTTGGTCTGAGATGTCCCCGTTCGTTGACTACAGCGAACTTATTCGAACCTACTCCAAACAACCGCAGGAAGTGAAGCTTGCCCGTCTTTACGGGATTCCAAGCAAGGCGATGGAGGGGAGATTCCCTAAGTTCAACCGCGATACTAATGTCGTCCCCCATGAACGAATCCCCTTCATCGCTGATCCTACGGTACGAACCACCCGGTACTTTGTCTGCGATCCCGGTGGATCAAAACCTTGGGTCGCGATATGGGCGGCAGTCCTTGAGGATGGCACGATCTATGTGTACCGGGAGTTCCCTGATTCATCGATGGGTCAATGGGCATTGCCACATGTGAATGGCTTGGGCAAGAGCGTGGGCAAACCAGGGCCTGCACAGCGTCCGCTAGGATGGGGGTATGCCGCATACAAGGAGCATTTCGAGGCTTTGGAACAGGGCGAGGATATCTTCGAGCGAATCGTTGATCCCCGTATGGGAGCCGCCACGGTGCGCGAGAAGGAGGGGGAGAGTAATATTATTAACACTATGGCGAATCTTGACTTTGTTATGCGACCCGCACCGGGCGTGGAAGTGGAGGCGGGTATTGCAAAAATCAATGATGCACTAGCATGGGATGATACGGAACCAATGACAGAGAAGAACAGACCCAAACTCTTTGTATCTGACAGGTGCGATAATTTTATTAGCTCGATGCTTGAGTATACGGGGAGTTCCCGCCAGGAGCATTTTAAGGATTTTGTGGATACTATCAGATATTTAATGGTCAGCGGACCTGACTATATTGGTGGTGGAAGCTTGATGTGTACAGGTGGCGGTGGATATTGACTTGCCATGTCAACTACAAAAGGGTACATTATGCTACGCATATGCAGTCTGCCGCCGATGACGAACTTTTATATGTCAGTAAAGAGCCTGATGTTGACTATCTTGCGGAAACCTACCGCAGGACACAGTCGGAGTTGGGCGAATGGTTAGACCGTAGACAGCGCGATTACGATGTAAGAAATTGTTTATGGGCAGGAAAGTCCGATGATTTCAAAAAGCATTCCCATCTAAGCCAAACCGGAGAGGTATTCCCCTGGGATGGTGCGAGTGATCAAGAGATCCGCATGGTGGATAATCAGATAAACAAGTGCGTGGCTATGACTACAAATGCGGTAAGATCCGCACATATCGTAGCTACCCCTGTGGAATCAGGTGATGTTGAGCGTGCTAATGTAATATCTATGTTCCTTCGTTGGTTAATGAACTCCAAGATGGAGGAGTTTTACGATCAATTGGAATTAGGATTAAACCACTTTTTCGAGAAGGGCCTGATGGTCCACTATGTTTATTGGGACTCCAAGGAACTTAAACAGCAACAAACCATCCGCCTGGACGAGATCGCACAGGCACTTCCACAGATCGCACAAGTGATTCAGGATGGAAGTATGGATGAGGAGTTATCCGCCGCGTTAAAAGACCAATTTAAAGTATCCAAGTCCAAAGCAAAAGCGATGCTCCGCGAGCTACGCAAGGATGGTACAACCACAGTCCCCGTTACCCGCCAGGTCGTAAATCGACCCCGCATCAAAGCATTGGCACCGGACGAGGATGTTATTTGGCCTAA